TCGATCTTCACCACAGTTACGACCGGTGTTTCCTGGGGAGCCGGTATACGTGTCCGTGGCAATGGCCCCAATGCGTCAACGGCCGACTACTCCGGGCGCATCAGTTTTATTCTGATTGATCCGATAGCCAAGGTCTGGATGATTGAAGGACAAAACAGTTTGAGGGACGGCGGCGTACAGGTCGGCTCGAACATTCAAACCGGCAGCGTCGTGCTGCCAAATGGATTTGATCAGTTACGTATAACAACTACTGGCGGCACGGACTTGCTCCGTCTCGGTTCCGCAATCGTTCTGGCTGAGGGGTGATTATGGGACTGAGAACAGTACCGCAGGGAGATGGCGGGCTTCGATTGGAACTGTCTAATGGCGCTCTTTGGGCGACGATTAGCCAAGATGGTCAGGCATTACTTCCAGCAACGAAAGGCATCGTCGTTGATTGCAAGTACGCGGAGTATAGGACGTACACGGCTATTTCCTCGCCTTACATTCCACTAGATGACACGATCCCACAGAGCAATGAGGGAACTCAAATCCTGACCGCGTCTATTACACCTAAATCGACTACCAACAAAATCAGGATTCGCGTTGATGGTCCGGTATCAGCCGCAGCGTCTGCATATGTTTCTGCTGCCGTGTTTAACAATAAAAGTACGGACGCCCTTGGCGCGGCAAATGTGATCATTTCTGCGGCAAATTACAGATCGATGCTAGGTGTAGTTGCAGAGCATGTTCCTGGAGTGATTGAAAATCTCACATACTCGGTGCGCATTGCGGCTAGCGACACTACAGCCTATGTAAATGGCGGCACTGCGGCGCGTTTTTTCGGTGGGGTTGCACGATGGACTTTAACGCTGGAGGAAATCGCGGCATGACCTACATCATCATTTCTGCGTCATACGCAAATTCTGAAAGCACTGCAGCGGTCATTCTGACTCACGAAGCAGGTGCCGTAGCAATTAGCCAGATCGATACGCCCGAACTTTGGGCAGATTTGCACAGTAGCGGTATGTCGATTGAGCCTTTCCCGGTACCAGTGCCAACGCTTGAAGAAAAAATACAGGCAATGGACGATGCCATCAAATTGCGCCTGAATGCCAAAGCCGTAGAAATGCGCTTTGACAATATCGCCAGCGCTATTGCGGCGGCAAGTCTACCTGTGGGTGAGTATCGGCAAGCAGACGGCGCAGCGTTGCATCTGTGGTCAGCACGCACCTGGCAGAAAGCCGAGCAGATCCGCGACGCATTCCTTGCTGGCGAACGTCCGGAGCCAACTTGGACAGAAGTCGAAACCGAATTGCCAACTTTCCCTATTGAGGCTGAATAAGAATGCATGAACACGAACGCGGATTATTGATGCTGGTGCTGGGTGGCGCATTGATTGGCTTGGGGAAATTGCTGGTTAGCGATGAGGCGATAACAGTGCGTTTGGTCATTGGGCGCGCGGTGCTGGGTTCTGCCGCATCTGTCATGGCCGGAATTGTGTTGCTTCAGGTGCCAGATATATCTCCGCTGGCGCTGTTGGGCATCGGGTCAGCGCTGGGAATCGTAGGTGCACAGTTCCTTGAAACTTGGATCAAAAGGCGCGCGAGCAAGTTATTGAGTGAGGGTGACAAATGAACGGCTTAGAACAACGCAACCGTACTTTTGGCGAATTGCTCACTGAGTTGAAGGCGCGCTTGTCGTTTGTCGCGCAAGGGCCATCGTCAAACAACAACAATCCGGTATTGACTTCGTTCTTGCAGGAAGGTCACGATTTTCTCTATGAGAAGCTGAAGCCCACCCCGGCCAGGAAGAAAACCACAATCACGATCAATGCTGGTTCGTACCTGTACGACTTCCACAACGACGTGGAAGACGAATACATAGACCCAGGCAAGGTGCTTTCTGTCTGGGTAATCATTGGCAGTGGTGAGCGCGTCAGATTGACGCAGGGTGTATCAGAGGCTGACCGTGAATTTACTGACCGCAGCTATCCGACACGCTATGACAATCTGAATGGCCAGATTGAATTGTGGCCAATACCAGACCAAACCTATGCCCTGGTGATTGAATACATCGCGCCGCAGCCCCGGTTCTCGCAGCCGTCAGACCGTCCCGGCGTACCGGATCGCCTGATTCTCTTGTATGCGATTGCAAACGCGAAGGCGCATTACCGCCATCCGGACGCGCAGGCTGCAGGAACGACCTTTGCAAACATGCTGGCAATGGCGCAAGGCAATCAGCACGAAAATCGCCGCTATGTAGTGAATGGTCGCCAGTCGAGCGAGGAAACCGTCCGCTCCACTCCGAACGGTTACAGCTTTACGGTGCGCTAATGGCTAGCATTACATTCTCAAAATTCGATCTTGGCATCGACTTGCGCAAAGGCGCGTCAGTATCCGACGCAAACCGCTTGCGCGACATGCTTAATGCGTTTGTGACTACCGGCCTGGCCACTGAAAAGCGACCGGGATTGGTCAAGGTTACTACGTTGGAGCCAGGCACTAAAGGCTTAGTGTCGGCGTTGGGTAAGCTCAATACGTTCTACGGTACCGGAACGATCACGCACGCCGATCCATTGTTTGTGGCACATAAAGCGCAACTGGACGGTGCCGACGCGGTGGTCAAGGAAGTGCCATACGCCGATGTCTTCAATGGATTCCTCTATGCAGCTATCGCTTACGAGGGTGGCGAGCTAAAGCATAACTACTTCGACGGAACCCCGCCGCAAATTACGGACGCGAATTGTCCGCATACGTCGGCCGTGCTGAAGGGCGCCTCCAAAATGTTTGCGGTCGGCGTAGATGGAACGACTGTGCGCTATTGCAAGACAGGGTCACCGCGGGATTGGACATTGGCGAACGATGCGGGCTTCCTGCCTACTGGCTTGAATGCTACCGGCGACCGGGAAACCAAGGCGCTTGGCATGTATGAAAAAAAGCTGGTCGCATTGGCTCGCGACGGTGCGCAAGTTTGGACGATCGATCCAGATCCCACAAACATGTCGTTCGATGACAACGTGGAAAACGTCGGCACCAGTTATCCGAACAGTCTTGCAACTGTAGGCGGCGATCTGTTCTTTCTATCCGATTTTGGATTTCGCTCCATCACGACCAGCCGCTTGATTGACAAGCGCGAAGATGTGGATGCGGGCTCGCCAATCGACAAATTGGTAAAGGCCGCGCTTGCCAGCAAGGTGGGCTCGCCGCGGGCAAAGTATTACTACGGTACCGGCCAATATTTGTGCGCAATCGACCGTACTTTGTTTGTCTATTCGCTGTCTCGAACTTCAAAGATTGCTGCTTGGTCGCGTTATCGGATGCCGTTCGATGTTGACGACATCGCTGAAAGACTTGGAGTGTTGTACCTGCGCAGCGGCAATGACGTCTATCGGTTTGATGAAAACGTCAGAACTGACGACGGCGTTGAGTACGAAGTCTTGCTGGAAATGCCTTATATGGATTTCAAAACGCCTGGCGTTCTCAAGCGCATCACGGCAATCGACATCGTTATGGAAGGGCAGTGTTATTTCTCGCTCGGTTGGGATGTCAGAAATGCTTTGGCTCTCACGGACGAGGTTAGGATTATTGGTAACACGCGGGGCGGTGGAATGATCCCAATTGAATGCTGTGGCACGGAGTTCTCGCCGCGCTTCCGGAATATGGATGATCAGCCCTTCCGTCTGGACGCACTAACCATTTATTACGAAAACCTTGGATCTGTGTAATGCGCTTTCTCCTAAAGCCTGACGATTTGAATGCGCATCGATCGCAGATCGTTCGTTTACTCACACCGGTGGTGGAGCAAGCGGGGCGGGGCGAATTCACGGTAGAGGATCTAATGCGGCTCGCTTTGGAAGGGCGTGCATACATTGGTATCTCATACGCACCTGAAATTTGTGGTGCATTTGAATTCAAGCATTACCCGCAATCAGTGGCGATAAACATTATGGCCATTGGCGGTTCCGGGCTGGAGCAGCTTTCAGACATGTGGTTTGACACATTCAAGAAGTGGGCTCGTCTGGCCGGGGCGTCAACTATTGAGGCATCTTGCAGCAGGGGGATGGCGCGCATTTTGAAGCGAATTGGATTTGCAAATGAATATGAAGTTGTCAGATTAAAGATAGAGGAAACCTAAATGCTCATCCCAAACAAATTCAACGGCTACGGCACTGACGGCATTCGACTCTATTGCAAGGGTGGCGATCCTACCGCTGCTGCCAATCAGCAAGAAGCAGAGCGCCAGGCGCGGATTAACTCTGCAGTAGGCACTATCAACAGCATCTTCGATAGCGCCGGGCGCGACGAACTCTACGCCGATCAAAAAAAGGCTGTGTACGACATCA